GTGGGAACAGCGACGTATATGGGTATTCAGTTAAAGCCCAGGGAGATGCTGGTGCTTTCTCCCGAAGATACGGAGTACATGTCAGACGACTATATCAGGGAACTGGTACTGCCCGGCAGGGCTGTACGGCACCCTGGAATAATGTCTCTCCTTTCTCCGTGGATGAGCAGAAGGTCATATCACTATCCCTTCGTCATCTACAGGTTGGGAACGGAGGGAATACCGATGTTAAAAATCGGCGGTGTTTCGGAACCGGTGTGCAGGGTTTATGAAATTTACAGAGACGGTCTTCCAGAAGTGTTTATAAAAGAAGCCGCTCTGCTTGACGCGAGCTCCCTGTTGATGCTGGCGCTCCTGTCAGAACTTGGAATACCGCTGCTTACTACGAAACAGGAACAAAAACAGCTTACCCCTTATGAAATGTACCTGCAGGCACTGGGCGAACAGGCGAAGGTGCAGAACAGCGATCCTCTGGCAAATGTTTCGTTCAGTAAAACCGCCGCCAATTTTCCGGGGAGCGCCTTAACCGGATTTATGGGAGGGCATATCGTAGGGGCAATGGCTAGAAAGAAAAATGTAGATAAGCTGGAGAGGGGAGAGCGCCCGTCTGCAGGTTTAGATGTGATAGGAAAGCATCCAAACATGATAGGAGCGGGGTTGACAGCCCTTATCTGGCCCAGAAGCAGAAATACGTTAAAAACCTTCTTAACGTACAAACCAAAAAATGCGAGGAGGTAGCAAAAGTATGAAAACAAAAAGAGGCTACACAGTTGAGGATCTTATAAAGCAGATGGGGGACAGTGGCGAGATCGAGAAGACTGCCAGTGCACCCATGGAGAAGAAAGCGGATATAAATAAGATCGCAGAAACTCTGGAAATTTACAGTCTCGGAAAGACTTTCGGGATTGGTTTTGCTGATGGTCTGCAGGAACAGATGCAGAAACTGGCCGAAGCTGAAGTGGCACCCGAACCAGCGGCAGTTCCGCCTGCGGTGGCACCTGCAGTAGCGGCTCCCGGAACGGTTGACGCCCCTCATCCAACACTGGCGCCGACAGCTCAGGGTGTGGATGCACAGGTTGTAGCTCCACAGCAGATCGCCACGCAGCCCCAGATAGATGAGATTGTGGATACTGCACAGCTCCTGATAGCGCTCAAGAGCATGACGCCTGCCCAGATCGTTCAGCTGGCGTCCAGCATGTCTAAGGAAGAGCTTCTTGAGGTTACACAGGATCCGGAAGTGGCGAACATTATAGAGGGCGCTATGAAACAGATTGTCGGAGTACCTAATCCGGCAGTGTCTAATGCAGTGGCAGGACAGTAAGTAAACGGTGAAAGGGGGGAATGCCCATGTCAGGTTTTGGAACCCCTATAAGCCGAATGGGATTGGCAGTGCTTAAAAAATTGCCTGGGATGGAAAAGGTAGCTAAAGGGGCTTCGTATGACCTTTTAGTTGACATGGTTGACAAGGGCGGAGAGGGGTCTGCCCAGAAAAGTAAACCAGGGTCGTCTCCAGGCAAGTTGACCTATAAGAAATATGTACCGAAGAGTGGAACGGTTTTAGTCCCAGCTAAAACTGATACTCCCTTAAAGAAAGCGATGGCTAAAGTTACTGATTATGGCAAATCTGCCGTCTGGGTAGCCAACGCTTTGGGATCGAGTTTGCTAACAGCCTTTATGTTGAAGAGTTTTGTAGACCAGGCTAACGCCCAGAAACAACAGGATAGGCTCTACGAGGAACAGCTTCGGGCATATGAGGAATACAGGAAGCAACAGCAGGCTAAAACGGCGGAACTTAAGGAAGAGGAACCGTCTGAAGAGAAGCCTGTCGAGTTTAGTAAAGAAGCGAAGCTTGACCTTTTAAAAGTGGGTACCCTGGAGGGAATCCCGGAAGGTCTTAGCGGGCAGGAAAATCAGGTAGAGAAACTACTTACTGAAAGATTTGGAGGTGCAGTGTAATGGCATTCAAACTGCTTCATGGATTTAATAACGTTCAGGTTTTTTCAAAAACTATCAGCGATACCGACGAAACCATAGAGAAAGGTATGTTCGTAACGCTTTCCAGCGATAAGGCAGCTCTTCCCTCAGCGGCAGGAACGGGACCGTTCTATCTGGTGATATCAGACGAGAATGATCCTTCAGTAGCGGCTGCAGGCACATACACGCTGCTTTTTGGCAGGACACGGATAGAGACGGATAAGGTAGATGCAACATATCTTGCCTCGGCGGCAGCTGGAGACACAGTAACCGTAGGTACGGATGGAAAGCTGCTGGCGTTCAGCAGTGCGAGCCACGCCCATTCTGTGGGTATCGTGGAAGCCGTAATAAACGACGGAGCTAGTAATACCGGCTTAAGAGTAGCCCTTCTTTAAGCCTAACCGTTAATCATTAATAAGGAGGGACTAAGAATATGCCAATGAGCACAGATATTTTAAACGCTAGATTTGTAGATATGTTGAAGACGGCTGAAGACAGGGAAGAGGTGGCGCTTGCAACCAGCCTGTACCTGAGAACGAAGATAAGGGAAGACTCTTTTGCAAGACAAATACTTCCCCCCGTCACCATAAGCCCTGCGGAATGTGACAGATCAGCTTCCCACCGCGGTCTCGTTAAGATCATGGATATTGAGCCCGATGCCGGAGCCGCCGCTGTCGACTTCCTTGGGCAGTCATCCCAGGTACGCTGGATCTATGGGGACAGATATACGATACCTTTCTTCTCCGTAGCTTCCGACGAAAATCAGGTGACAGAAGGAGAGCTCCTCAGCTATAAGATGCCTATAACAGACCTCATAAGAAAGAATACCGAGTATGTCATCGCCGAGATTGAGGACACCAAATTCATGGGTCTCGTATCAGCTGCCATAACAGAGTCTGATAAAGATGTAGATTCTGCTCTCACAACCGGATTTGGCAAGACTGATTTCACGAATTTGTTCAAACTGATTGACGGCGACGAGCTTAAGGGCACCACGGTGCTGTTCAACACCTCGGTGTACAATGACATTCTCGCATGGGATGACAGTGACTTCGGTGATCCCCTTTTGAGCGAGGTTGTAAAGAACGGATATACCTATCCGATGATCCTTGGTAAGAGACTGGTAGTAACAAACAAGTCAACCATCGTAGCTGATGATAAACTTTACTGCTTCACCGACCAGCCTTATCTCGGACATGCTTTCGTCCTCACAGAAGAGCTGAAATTCGGGGTCGAACAGAGATTCAACGTAATTACCTATAAAGCATGGGAATACATCGGCATGGGAATCGGAAACAAGAACGCAGTAGCGTCTTGTACACTGAAAGAATGATAATGTTGATGGGCGGGAGTTCAACCTCCCGCCCGTATCTTTAGGGGGTATGTCATGAAACTACGTAACGTTTCTAAAGGCTGGATCCATCTGACAGTGCAGAACGTCACTATTCCCCCGGATGGGGTTGTTGATGTCGACCCGGATCTTGTACTTGTTAGACACGCTATAGACAGAGGCTGGCTTAAAAAGGAGCCAGTTTCGGTTTCTTCGGAAGAACCGCCAAAAATCATCCCCGAAACCACAATCCAAGATTTTCCTCAGGTTGATGCCGTTCCGGCCGAACCTTCGGTTTCAGAAGACGGGGCGTTAACGGAGGAAGTTTTAGTACCGGAAGTAATTGAATTGAGTATGGACAGCGGTGAAAAGGATGAGAAGGAACCACCGGTTAAAAAGAAGAGCGGTTCACGCAAGAAAAACTCCAAGACGCAGCATAAAGAATCGTCTGAAGAGGAGGAGGTAACAAGTGAAAAGGAGTTTTAAAGTATTAAAGCCGGTTACATTTGATAAGGGATTGTATAATGTCGGCAGGGTAACCGTTTTTGATGATGAAGTCCCTCAGATACAGAAATACATTTCCCAAAAAAAGATCATTCCCCTTGAAAACTTTGAAGAGGAGCTCGTTCCTGAATCCAAGGCGGTAGTAACCCTCATAGCGGAACCTGAAGATGTAAAAAAAGAGGCGGTCGTATCTAAAGTTGAAAGCCCGGAGATCAGGGAAGACGACGTGAAGATAGCCGTGATCCAGGATATGGCGGGGACAGAGGTTAAAGAGATCGTCTCCCCTAAAAAACGTAAAAGCTCCAAAAAGAAGAAAACTGCGACGACGGAAGAAGAACCTGTCAATGAAGAACCCATAACCGAAGAAGAGACTGCCATGCCAGACGAGGGACAGGAGATTCAGGAGCCGGAAACGGATAAAGAATAAGGGGGATTCCTATGGCTACGGAATCTATAACTGTCGGTTATTATGTGACATCCAGAAATGACAAGACCATCGGGATGGCGGTTAAGCAGGAACTCCAAGACACCGCCGATATAACTGCCTGTGCGGTTTCATTTGCCGCTGCCGCAGTCATGAGCACCGTTTTGGTACACATGGCTCAGTCGGCGGTTATTCAGTGGCAGGTAAATGAACTGGTTTCCCAGGGCACCTATTCCGACTACGTGATGGAAATAAGGGAACGCCTGATGGATTTTGTCGATGAAAACATTCTTATAGAGGGGGAACAGGTAAATGACAGCGCCATACTAAAGGCGCTGACCCGTGCACTGAGGGATTATAACGACTGCCCCCCGATAAAGACTAAATTTACCATGGAAACTCATCCATACATAGATACCATAATACTGAAAACGCTATCGATAATCTTCGACACCCTGGCTATTGCCGAGTTCAGGAATCAGCTTAATTACGCAGCTTCCGGTGTTCAACTGGGTATACGGGATAAAGGAAACATATACAAGACTCTGGCCGACAGCTACAACCAGGAATACAGGATCAGAAGGGATCAGGAAAAGGGAAAAATCAATATGGAAGCCTGTTATGGTAACGCAGCCTTCTGAAACTGGGGTATGTCTGCATGTACGTAAACCTGGTGTTATCATTAAGTATGGGAGGAGCTCAATTTGACATTCTCTGACAACTTTAGCATACGAGCAGTTCCCACAAGTAATGGAAAGATAGCGGTGCAGTGGGGAGGTTTCACGGTAGCTCTGGGACACTCCGTAAAGCTGGTTAGGGGTTTTTCTGACTCGTCAGCTGTAACTGTCCTGGAAGATGCCACACAGGGTGTTCTTTTCATAGACGAAGAACTGAACATTCGAAATATATCCGTATACCCCCACTACTGGTTAGAGGCAGAGGGTTCCGTAAATTATGGGAACCTTTCAAAAAGCCCGAAAGCTACGGTTGCAGGTCCTGTAGATAAAGTGTTTTTTACACTGGTAGACGAGTTTAAAAAGGCTCTGCAACTGGTTGATGGAGTTCAGGCGGCGATTCTCCTGGTCAGGAGAGACACCGAGAGATGCCCGGAATGTTGGAATTTTATGCAGTCGGCGAGAATGGGGGCAGCCAACGGGCAGCCATGCAGTTGTTACGGCACAGGATGGAAAGATGGGTTCTGGCCCCCTGTATACACCGTTATGCGTTTTATGGATAATATGACGATAGGCAAGCTGTTCGCCAGATATCCAGTACCGGTGTTCGATAATCAGTATACCGTGCAGCTTGCCGGCTACCCGTATCTGCAGGAAGGCGACATTTTGGTAGACCTGCTGAGGGGAAAGCGGCTGCGGGTAATGCAGGTAAATACGATTGATTACAGGCACAGAATACCCCTGTTTCAGCTAGCCGGGGTAGATGAATTGACAGCGACAGATGAAGCCTATTTGTACCCGATCTCAGACCTGAAGTTTACCGTTCCGGAGAACCTAAAACAGACGTCGAGGATGATGTGGTAATGGAATATCAGATTTATGAATCTTTTGAAGACAGGGTGTTGCAGGTGCTGATTCAGTTCATAAAGGTCAGCATAGACACTTTCACCGCCTACAACACTAATTGGGAAGATATGTCTAAGTCTCAGATAGCCGTTCTTGACGCCGATGATGCGGTGGCTTCCATAAGAGAGCTGCCAGAAGTGGTCATAACGATTTCAGCTGAAGGGTTCTCTTTAACACCAGGCGGGATGAGTGACAAAACCGAAGAATATACACTGTTCATGAACGAGGGTCTGATAGGTCCATACCTGCTGTCTGAAGACTATGTGGTAGCGGTTAAGGCTCCGAAGGCTAAAGAGGCTTCCAGGCTTGTAGCATGGCTGACCACACTGTTTTTGGTTAAGAAAGAGGCGTTCACTAAGGAGCAGGGAATAGCGGACGTAACCCCGATGGGGAGCTCAAAGATAGAGATAGTCGGCGGGGCGGAAACAAAATACGCCGGCCGCCAGCTGGTTTTAAGAGTAACGGATCACATAGCTGCAGAAAGGATAGCCCTGAACAAGATGCTAATAAACAAAACGAGAGTCCTGTTTAGAGCTCCGACAACTATACCAATAAATATAAGTAGTTCTCAGTAATCCTGTGAAAGGAGAGTAGATTAAATGGCATACACAAGACCAGGCACCTATGTCGAACAGGTATTGATCCCAACCGTAAGGGCAGTACCTTCCTTCCAGGACTTCGTACCGGGAATTATCGGGGTGGCAACGAACGTAGTTGAGGGAACAGATGCATATGCAGGCGTGATAAAGTCTGCGGACTACGATTCCGAGCAAGTCTTGGAACTACCACATTTCAAAAACTCGCACCTTCCCGTAAGTTCAACGGTGAAGGTTTATGTAACCACTGCCGGGGCGTCTCTGAATGTAAAACATCTGACCCGTGAGTGGTTCAAATCCTATGGTGAGCCGGAACCAAGTCAGAGACTGCTGGATGGCGGAGTACCCTATTATGAACTGTCAACTGCGGCTCTTAGTACAGAAGATCTGACAGAAGGGAAACTCGGAATAACTCTGATAACAGGTGACGATATAAATGGAACAGCTAAGAACGGCGCCAACTTCTTGGAGAAAGAAGGCACCACCTGGTATCCGGAATCAGTGAAGATTTATGTGGAGTATGCCTCCATAGTTCTCAGCAACTATACGATTACTGAGGAATTCTCACTGGTGGCTGCCCAGAAAGTTGTTAACCTGGAACATTACCCCGTGACCTCTGTCGCATCTGTAACACTTATCAGCAAAGGGGAAAGCACCATACTCGCTGCCGGTAACTCTACTGCCGGCTACACTATTCACAATACCACCGGAACAGTAACCCTGGGTTCTTCGGTTACCGTTCTTGATGGTGACACCCTAAAAGTGAAATACAGTTATGCCAATGAGATCTTTTCAAGTCCTGTGGCTGTTTCAACGAAGGAAGAGATCGAAGAGTATGTAGGCATAATCCATCCATACAACCCTCTGGGTTTTGGGGCTTACCAGGCATTGCTTAAGGCGGGCAGTGGACCTGTCTACATAATGGGAGTTTCCCCGTCCTCAAACGATCTGGAACATGTCTTCGACCCGAGCACCATTGTTGGTGCTCTAAGCGAATTTGGAAAGATTTATGTCTACTGTCTGTCAGTGATGGCCGATGCCGGCGGAATCGCCGCTGCCCTAATATCACATCTCAATGCGTTCTCCGCTCCTCTGGAAAGTAAATTCAGGATAACCATGCTGGGCTATAAAGACTTCGATTCTGCGACTTCGCAGTACTCCGAAGGAACGGCTGTGACTGTGGTAAAGGATTACCTCAGAACATCCTACGCCTTCGACGATAAACGTGTAAGGCTCCTCATGAACCCTGAGCTTTATATGAAATATGACGGAATAGTATTCCCTGTTCCTGGAATATACTATACTGCGATCTATGCAGGTCTGTTAAAGACTCTCAGTAGAAGCCCGAGTACCCCTCTTACGAAGTATACTGAAGGTTCCGTATATGGTGTCCGGTATCCTGGAGGACGTGCGAATTACTTCACAGAAACCCAGTTGGATACTCTTGTCGCCGCAGGGCTGTGGGTGCTTGAAGAGACCCCGACTGCCGTCAGGGTAAGACACCAGATGACAACCGCCGAGTCTTACCTGGAAACCAGGGAAGATTCGATAGTGAGAGGAATGGACTGGTTGTCTATGGCAATAAAGACCACGATTGACGCCATGATAGTTGGTCAAAACATCACCCCGCTGTTCCTTAATGCGGTGAGGATGGCCTGCCAGGCAATCATAGATAGAGCTAAATCTCCTGCTGTCCGTTCATGTGGAGAAGCCACTACCATTGTATCAATAGCTGTACCTTCACAGGAGCCAGACACAGTAGAAGTAATGATAGATTATCAACCGCTGTACCCTGCTAATGTGATTCGCGTCACCATTCAGGCCAGCGCAACTCAGGTATAAGGGGGGTGCTTTGAATGGCCACTATGAAAAATTGGAATCCTTATAAAGAGTTTGTAGAAGAAGGCGATCCCCTGTACGGAAACGGGATATTGACTCCATTTAGCTCCAAATTCATTCTTCTCGGAATCCTGTTAGAGAGCGACAACAAAAATGCTCTTACATGGGATAAAGCTAAAGAAATTGAAGCTATCGGTGTCGTACAGACTATGTCTCTTGCCCAGAATAAGAACGTGCAGCAGTTGTTCGAGCTTGGATCGGATAAAGAGATATTGATTCCCGGGAGAACCTACAGGAGCCTTAATGTAGGAAGAGCCCTTATAAATGGGAATAACCTACTGCACCGTCTGTATAGTAAAGACGAGGTACTGGAAGATTGGTTTGATGCTGCTTCTGGAGGCATAGCGCTCAATCTCGGTGCAAAAATATTCGACAGGCCTATAGGGCTGGCTATAGTGTTCTATAAACCTGGGGTTACAGATTCAAACTCTATAGCAGAAGAAGTGGCTGCTGCATTTG